ACTCCTTCATGACCTCGGTCAACTCGAAGTTCATGTCGTCCTCGACGCGGATCGCCGCCTCCTTCACGTCGGGCGTGTCTTTGCCGATGATCTTTGTCTTGACGGGGCCCTGCGCGGGGAACGTCTCGGTGATCATCTCGGACTGGAACTTGACCACGGCCTCCGTGATCATCGGGTGGAACACGCCGCATGCGCCGTTCCACGGCTCGGTGCGCTCCTCCATCTGCAGGCCCAACAGCTTCAGGCCCTCGACGTACGCCTTCTCCCACTCTTTGCGGGAGCCAACGTCTTGGGTGATGTCTGCGGACAGATCAGAGCCCAGACCCTCAACGAAGGACGAATCAAGCTCTTCGGCCAAGTTGGCGTTGAAGTCGCCGCCTTGGTTTTCGTCGTCTGGTACGAGTGAAATTTCTAAGCCGCCAACACCAATGTTGACCTCTTCGGGGTCCACGATCTCGATCTCCAACTCAGGCTCAGCCTGCGCCATCTCTTCCAGACCCACGGGCGCGCCGTACAGCGCTTTGTCGATGTTCGTTGCCATGACTGGCCTTTCCTAATCAGTAGTACGCCGCCTTGCGTGGCGTGAAGTAGCGTTGTTCGTCTTGCTCGTCTGAGTCGAGGCTGACGAAGCCCCCTTGACGGAAGCGCAGGAGCGCCTGGGTCGTAGTGTCCACGAAGTCGTCGTGCTCGCCTACTGGGAACGACGCCATCTCCTCGATCACCTCCCGGGCCCAGCGCGTGTCGGGCGCCCAGACTTTCCCAGAGAAGAACAGGTCGGCCACGGCGTTCATCCGCACCACCTTGTCGTTGCCGCGCGACGGTGTGTACTCAGCCACGGGGATGCCCATGTTGCGAAGCTCATAAATTAAAGGCGCGCCTGCGGCCTTCTTTTCCACGATGAACGCGTCTGGCTCCCACTCTTTGTAGTGCTTGAGCGCGACTTGTTTCAACTCGGGGAACGCCATCCGGTCTTTGAACGCGTCCAGCAGAATCAACTGCGGGGCGTCGCCCTCTTCCTCGTTGTAGAACACGCCCCAGGTGGTGCAGGCGCTGAAGTCGGAGGTGGTTTTTGTCTCGAACGCCGTGTCCCAGGACTGGATCACGTACTCGCACTGGGGTGGGTTCTCTTTCTCCCACATCCGCCAGTGATGGCGCCCCACGATGGCAGAGGAGTCTGCCGTAGGCTGCTGCATGTACTGCGCGTTCCAGAACCTCGGGTCGAGGTTGGCCTTTTTGGACTTGAGTTGGTCCAGTGGCCACTGCTCTGGCCACAGAGATTTCTCTGTGTCGGTGTTTTCATTCAAGATCGCGGGCAGTTCCACGATCTCCCACTGGTCGGCGTCGGGGTTCTTGGTCTGGTAGTCGATTAGGCGCCCGGTTAGGTCCAGCAGCGACCACCGCGTCATGATGACGATGATGGCGCCCCCCGGCATCAAGCGTTGCAGCGGGCCAGTTTGGAACCAGTTCCACGCCGTGTCGAACGCGAGGCGGCTGTTTATCTTTACGTCTTGCTCAGAATGAGGATCATCAATAACGAACAGATCAGCACCGCGACCAGCCAGAGCACCACCAACACCAGCAGCGTAATACTGGCCTCCCCTGGAGGTTGACCACTTTCCGGCTGCTTTTTGGTCTTCGGCAACACAGGTTTCGGGGTACAACTCGGCGTACTCATCGCTGGCGATCAGGTTTCTGATGCGCCGACCAAAGTCCTCCGACAGGCCCGCCGTGTGCGTGCCCATGATGATCTTCTTCTCTGGGAAGCGCCCCAGAAAGTATGCGGGAAACAGGTAAGAACTGAATTCGGACTTACCCATACGCGGGGCGATGTTGATGATCACCCGCTTTTTCTTGCCCGCAAGCACGTCCTCAAAGATGCGCGCCAGCTTTTTATGGTGCGGACCCACCTTGAACCCCGGGTAGACGTGCTTGGCGAACTCAATCAGGCTCGTTTTGGCCAGTTTCCGGGAAAGGCGGCGTTCTTTTTCCTCCAGCGCCTCGAAAAGCTCCACCTTCTCCTGCAAAGACATGCTCGGCAGCGCGGCCTGGATGGCCACAAGCTCACGCGGGGTGAGAGAAGTTAGCTGATCAAGCCTCATCCGGCGTTTCCGGGGTTTGAGGGGGCGCTTCTGGGGCTTCTTCCTCGTCGGTCGTCACGTCAATCACGTCTGTGACCTGCATGAAGCGGTTGATCTTCTCCTTGATCTTGGCTTCGATCTCGGCGTCAGACAGGGTATTGTTCTTAACCTCGACGCGCTCCGTGAACAGCGCCACTTCCGTGACTCGCCCGAGCATATCGAGCGCCTTCAGCCGGATTTTTGCGTCGGGGTGCTTGGTTTCCTCAAGGATTTGGCTCACGGCGTAGCCGCGAAGCTCCTTGGCCTGCTCCACAAACTCCCAGTCGTAGGCGGTCAGCATCCCCGTCAGGTGCCGAACGGCAGGCGGGGTCTTCAACTGCATCAGCGACTTGCGCTGTTCATCCGGGGTTTGGGTCGTCAGGGCTTGAAACGCTTGCTGGGCGGTTGCTGCAGCGGCAGATTTCAGGGCGTCATCCGTGGACGGGGCGCCCATCTTCTCCAACCAGTCCGCCGTATTCAACTGCGCGCTGACAATATCGTCGGGCGCGGCCTTATCGAGCGGGGTGACGCTCTGCGGGGTAGCCGGGGGAGGAACAAAATCCAGCAAGTGTTCAAGCATTTCCAAGCGGGGCTTGTGACCGAATAGCGCGGAGTGTATATTCGCACCCGGCATGTACGCAAGTTGGTTCATGCTTTCTCCTCTCTGTTGCAGGTTGCAACTTCCGCCCCGGCTGAAAAGCGCGGGGCTTTTTTTCGCCTTGGTTTGTCAAAGGTTGGACTATAGTTATTGGGATTTTTTTGAAATATAGGGGGGTATTTATTTTGGATTTATATGGGGGTGGGGGTTTATTTTTGAGTATTTGGGGCGATTCTGGGAAAAATAGTGGGAGCGGGTGGAGATTAGTGTTCGTGTAGCATGGCCCCGTCGCTGTCAATATCGGGGGGTGGGGGGTAGGTGGGGGTCGGAAAACCCCGATTTTGGGGTCACCGTGACCCGATTCTGGGCATGAAACTGGGTTTAGAAAGGGGGTTTCGTATACTGGATTTACTCAGTGGGGATTGGCCCTGCTGAGTATTAACTTTTCGGAGATAACCATGAGCAAGCAAGCAGCATTCAATACCCTTAACAAGTTCGCCACCGCCCGCGTTCAACTGATCCAGGGCATGATCGACGCGGGATACCCCACCGCCGAGGACGCACGCAATGTCGTGATCGAGTGGGCCTGTGCCAAGACCGGCGCCGAGTTCCGCTGGAACAAGGACGAAACCAAGGCCATGCTCGTCTCGTCACACCCCAAGTACGAGGCCGCGAAGACCACGGTGCGCGATGTGATGCTCAACCTGCAGGGCACCACGCGCCGCCAAGCGTCGAGCGCCAAGGCCGAACCCACCAAGACCCGCGTGTCTGCCGAGGAGCGCGCAGCGTACGAGGCGTTCCTGGCCGCGTGCGGCGATGCTGGCCGTGCCCTGACCGTGTTCAAGGCCCTGACGAAGTGATTTCGGGTCACGGTGACCCGTTTCTGTGGCGAGAACCCTCAGCGTGAGGGGGTGACGCCGATTCCAGCCCATCCCGGGCATCTTTTGACAAAGGAGCGAACCACAGTGAAGATCGTCAAACTCGCCGCCCCGCGTTGGGCGGGCAACGGGTTCGGCACGACGGGCGCCAGCTACGGCATCCCCGACCGTCCCGATATCCGCATAGTCCGCCGCGCTGAAGGCTGGTACGCGTACCGCGAAGGCGCAAAGCACTGCTTCGGCACCACGAAAGCGGAACTCGAAACCCAACTCAAAGCAACCCAGGAGTGAACCATGCCCCACATCAACCGCCACCAACAGCGCGCCCTGCCCCTGCGCGGGCACCCAAACCCCAAGGCCAAGGAAGACCTGCGCCGCATCCGCGAGCGCCTAGTGCGCGAGATCGAAGAGCGCGAAGGCAAAGCCGAGATCAAGTACTGGGAGCGCAGGACTTGGCTTTGGAAGTGAGAAAACGGGTCACCGTGACCCGTTTCCGTCTACTTTGTCGCCCGTCCCAGGCTCGGGCGACACTTCGTTTGACAAAAATCCACTTGTCCAGCGTTTACGCCGTCGTGGACAGGTGGTGGGTAGCGTAAGTCGTTGATTTCGTTCGGTGTCCTCTCTCTACTACATATATATCTATATCTTTATATGTATGTAGTAGTAATGTATTCGTGTGTGTAAAAGAGAGTCTCTCTTCCACTTCCTTTTCACTAACTGTGCACTGGCCACGCCGAACCTGATACATTTTTAGCTAGTCAAGTGACTTGCTGAGCAAGATCATGCACTTATGCTACCCACCACCTGTCCACAACCCTGTCAACCCTGGACGCACCCGGCCATTTCTGGCCACTTTTGACCCAAAGGAGCCCTTATGACTCGCCCAACTGCGTCTCGCGTGTGCCCTGAGTGCGCCACCGAGCGACCCCTTCAAGCCTTCCGCCGATGGCGTGGCGCGCACCGTGTGCTGCACGAGGTGTGCAATTTCTGTAGTCCCGAGCGCAAGCTCAGCGAGATGAGCGAGCAGGATCGTGCCGCCGCGATAGCAGCGCGCAAGCCTGAGATGTACGCCATCGAGCGGGCCAAGCGTGCGGTGGAGTACAGGAAACGGATCATGGCGGGCGACGCCATGCGACGCACCACCCACATGCGCAAGATGGATCGGATCAAGAACTGGAACGCGGCCATCGGCAGCGCCATGCGCGAGGAACTGGAGAGCGCGAATCGCAAGCGGGACTCGTACCTGAACATGGCTGCGGAGTACCGCGACCCCAACCCGAAGGTGCGCCCCTCGTCGGCCAAGTCAGCGGCGAGCGTGAGGTTCGGCGCCTGGGCTGCAGATACTTGGATACCTTTCTACACGCGGTACGCCGAGATACTGGAGCGGGTGAAGGACGAGATTAAACATCGCGCTCATACCCTGGGCGCACCGATTAAACCCACGGAGGAGGAGACGAAACTCGAAACCTACATAACCCCCACGGAAATACTCGAACTCAGAGAACTGTATTCCAAGGGCACAGTTATTCCCGGCGTACGCAGTCGAATACCTTGGGTAATCGAAGGCCGGTATGCCAAAACCAGACAGCGCAAAAAGAAAACGGGTCACGGTGACCCGAAAACCAACGAAGGAGAAAGCAAATGAAGATCAGTGTGACGAGCAAGCTCGACGGCATCAAGTCGTGGTCGCTTGAGGCGTTGGATACCTGCCCGGGCAGTAAAAACAAAGACGGCACCCTGGTGCCTGCGTGCAGCGGGTGCTACGCCACCACCGGGAACTACAGATTCAACAACGTCCGCGCACCACGCATCCACAACAAGGAGGACTGGCGCCGTCCCGCGTGGACCACGGACATGGTGGCTGCGCTGCAGGGTGAGAAGTTCTTCCGATGGTTCGACAGCGGTGATGTGTATGCGTTGGGTTTGGCCAAGAAAATCCTGGCGGTGATGCGCCAGACCCCCGACACCAAGCACTGGCTGCCCACCCGGATGGCGAAGTTCCCGAAGTTCGAGGCTGTCATCGACGAGATGCGGGCGCTGCCCAATGTGGCCGTTCGTTTCTCTTCCGACTCGGTGTCGGGGGACTTCACCCCTGGCGTGCACGGCAGCACGATCTTTAGTTCCCAACGCCTGCCGCGCTCGGTGTTTATCTGTGGTGCGTACAACCGCGAAGGCAAGTGCGACGGGTGCCGTGCGTGTTGGGACAAGTCCATCAATGTCATCGCCTACCCCGCACACGGCAGGAAGATGGCCAAGGTCATTCAGATTTCCGGGTCACGGTGACCCGGTTTTGTCGGGGCTTCGGCCCCTTGTTTAACTGCAACTAGGAGAAACCAACCATGAACAAGATTCAAGCAGCACAACGCAACGCCACCATCTCCCTGCACAAGCAGGCCCTGCGCATCGAACTCGCCCGACACCCTGCGGTAAAGGCAGTCCTCATGATGTTCCCCCCTGCCCTGCGCAAGGAGGTGCGCTTGCACCTCAGCGACTACAGCGACAGCGTCAACTTCACGCTCACCATGCGCGACCTGGAGTCCTTCAAGGACAAGCAACTGACAAAGCTCCTGGCCAAGTTCGCAGGTGACGAGTGGCAGACGCAGACCTCTGACTACACCTACAGCGACGCACCCAACCGGGACTTCAGCTTCAACCGCACCTTCGCCTGGACGCCTAAGCCCAGCAAGCACACGCGTTGGATCGAAGCCAACTGCGGCGAGTACCACATCCCCAACACCTTCCGCGTCTACATCACCCTCTACACCTACGTGAAGAGCGACTCGCCGACCTGCCGCATAGTGGTCGAGGGCTACGAGGAAGAAGTCGTGCGCAAGGAGATCAAGAAGATCGTCTGCGCCTAACCAACCCGGGGCGGCATGGTGCCGCCCCACAACCCAAGGAGAAAGCCATGATCAAACACCCGCAACCCACCTTCCACTTCCTGCTCACATCCGTGTTCCGGTGGCACACGAGCGAAGACCTGCACGAAGCCATGAAGTACATGGACAAGCAGAAGGAAACCTACTGGGTGTGGTACGTGCCGTGCGAGAAGAGCGCGGCGTACGACATCGAGTGGTATCGCCCTCAAGTCGAGGGCAGTTTCGTCCTGGCCAACGTCGAGTTCGACAAGCGTGGCCGGGTGGTTAAGCACAAAGAAGAGGAGGCAACAGCATGAAAGACAACATCACAGAACTACAAGCCAAGCCCCACGGGGACGACGACTATGTGCATGCGGCACATCTGATGAAGGAGCGAGGCCGCTTCGCCTCTGCCATAGCCGACGCCTACTTTGCCGCCGATAGGTACAACCGAGCCCGCCTGCGGGCTGCGTTCCCTGACCTGTTCACACTGCACTACAACCTCTACCTTCGGCAACAAAACGAAAGCGAACAGTCATGAAGGTCAAGGAACTCATCGAGCACCTGCGCCACGCGGTCGATCCCGATACTGAGATGGTGCCGGGTATGACCTACCGCCAAGTGATTGAGGAACTGAGCAAGCGCGACCCCGAGACTGAGGTCAGCGTGCGTGACGGCGACCGGGTCTACACCATCGAGCGTGGCCCACTGCACTGAAAGGAGAAAGCATGAACGAAGAAATCAACGAACTGATCGACCGCCTCAGCGCAAAGGAACGCGCTGACCTGCTCGACAGACTCAGACAAATAGATCGAAAGCGCGCAGCAAGCGACGCACTGACCTTGGCCAGCCTGATCACGCACCACTTCAGGACGCTAGGCATGCACGAAGAGGCCGAGTACATGGCCAACCTGCAGCACCGCCTGTACGACCTGACCTGAAATTTTTTTCACCCAAGTCCTTCCCACAGGTCTGGGAAGGGTGTACACTGTCCACTTCTGGACACCCGTAGCCGCTGCGGATCAGCGGCAATCTCAACTAGGAGAAAGCAACATGGCACATCAAATCCACATCAACACCACCGGTACCGCCTCTTACGCAAGCACGCAGAGGGAATGGCACGGCCTGGGGCAACTGATGCTGCCCGGTCAGTCCATTGAGAAATGGCAAGAGGAAGCCGGTATGAACTATGAGGTGCAGCGCGGCTATGTGCGCTACGCAACAGAAAGAAATCAAAACGCGGAGGAAATGCGCGTGGTCAAGGACAAGGTGGTGCTGTTTAGGTCTGATACGAAGGACGCGCTCGGCGTCGTCTCGGATAGTTATAAAGTTGTTCAGCCCCGTGAGGTGCTGGAGTTCTTCCGCGACTGGGCCACGGCAGGTGGGATGACGATTGAA